GCCAGGCAGTGAGTGTTGGATTTGGTGACGGCACGACTGAAAGGTGTTTGGCGGTCTTCGATGAGGAAGCGGTAGGCACTTCTAACGCGGGTAGTGAGGCAGACACAAGCAACATATTAAGAATTTTAGCTGATGACGGAACTACTGATGCGGTGGCCTCGTTAAACAGTTTAGATTCAGACGGCTTTACGCTTAATTATTCAGACGCCGCAGCCGCAGCCAATAAGATATTAGCCTTTGCTATTGGTGATAGTACGGCGGGTGGTGGTGGGGGCACAACAGTACCCATATTCCACAGACATTACGCTAATCTCAGGACTGGTTAATGCAATTCTTAAAACAATCCACCGCTAGTCAGAGCGTCTTATTAGGACCGTTTGTTGACGATACGGACGGCGCGACGGCTGAGACTGCGTTAACAATAGCCAATACTGATATTCGATTAAGCAAGAATGGCGGCAATATGGCTGCTAAGACTTCCGGTGGTGGTACTCACGACGAGAACGGCTGGTACACGATAACCCTTGATGCGACCGACACGAATACAGTCGGCAGGCTGCAGGTTTCTTGTAAGGTCGCCGGTGCTTTAGCGGTTTTTATGGAATTCCAGGTTGTCGAAGAGGCTATCTATGATGCGTTGTTTGGTGCTTCTGCGGCTGGGTTTGATGCTAATGGCCGGGTTGATGTTGGCTCATGGTTAGGCACAGCGGTTACGACTAGTGCGACGACTGCCAAACCTGAAGTGGACGTAAACAGTGTCAGTGATGACGCAACGGCTGCGAATAACCTGGAATTGGATTATGACGGTACGGGCTATGCGAAAGCGAATTCAACTATCGGGACGTGTACGACTAACACGGATATGCGCGGTACGGATAGTGCATTTTTGGCAGCAAGTGCGCCGACGAATTTCAGTGATTTATCTATCACCGCCACAACGGGTCTAGTGGATATTACTCAGGCGGCGGCGGATAAAGTTTGGGGTACTACGACGAGAGTTTTAACAGCCGGGACTAACCTAAACGACATATCAACAGCTCAGGTAAACACTGAGGTCGATAACGCTCTAGTCACTTACGGCTTAGATCACCTGGTACAAACCTCTGTAACGGGTACGGACATTGCGAATAACTCAATTATCGCCAGACTGGTGAGTAAGTCTGCCACGGCGGATTGGGATTCTTACGACAACACCACCGACTCTTTAGAAGCTCTCAGGGATAGGGGTGATGCAGCGTGGATAACGGCTACCGGGTTCTCTACTCACTCTGCTGCTGATGTTGTGAATAATTGGGAAACACAGTCACAAGCGGACCCAACCGGTTTTCATGTCAACGTAATGGAAATAAACTCAAATACAACGGCAGCGGGACAACTCGCGCTATCCGCGGACACGATAGAAAACGGGGCGTGTGAAGGCACCCCAAGCACTACAGTTATTCAGACGGACCTTGCTGAGACTCAAGACGATATTTATATCGGGCGGGTAGTTATCTTTACTTCCGGCAACGCAAGGGGCGAGGCGACCGACATTACTGACTACACTGGCGCAACTGGCACGCTAACGGTAACGGCTTTGTCGAATGCGCCGTCTGCGGCTGATACGTTCATACTGATCTAATGGCTGCACTAACCCGACTGGGCTTATACGGTGGTCCTAGAGGGCTTTATGGCAGCTTTGCCGGGAAGACACCAGGCGCAACCATTGGCGATCCCGTCTATTGCGAGCACCATGCGTTTATAGACAGCGCTGATCTTGCCATAGTTGGTGAAATTGACGGCTCTGACGTTGTTAAGGTCGCAGAGATCACAAACGAACACGCGGTTCATGCTTTTATGAATAATGCAGACATTGTAGTAACTGCTGAAATATCAGGTGACGATGTTGTGCTTGTTGCCACGATTGATTGTTAGGGGGTAGACGTGGGATTAAAAGTTGGGGAATCGGGAAAGGTCATTGTTATAGGCACATCGTTCGATATGTCTAGCGAGACTTCCTTACAAGTTAATTTAATTGCCCCGACTGGTGGTACAGATTCAACTGTGCTGGATGCGGACATTACTTTAAACACTGGGGCATACAGTGGTGGTGGTCAAAGTTTTGACGCCAACGAGTCGCTGCAGTTTGATACTACCGCGTCAATGTTTGATATTGCGGGTAGTTGGTCGGCTTACGTGACTTACACAAGCACAACGGCTGACCCAGATGATATTTACTATTCAGATACCGTAACGATCCCTGTAGAGGCCGTGCCTTAAATGGCCAGACCCACCAAATACAACAAAGAGCTTCTAGAAAAGGCCAGGCTGTATCTAAACGAATACACTACAGCTATCCCGAGTATCGTGGGATTGGCTCAGCATTTGGGTGTCTCAAGAGCAAGTCTTTACAACTGGGGCGATGAGCAACCTGAGTTTTTGGACATATTAGACAATATCAACCAACAGCAAGAGCTTGTCCTTTTGGATAAGGGGCTTACAGGCGACTTCAATGCGGCTATTACTAAACTGGCTTTGGGTAAGCATGGTTACTCTGAAAAGTCAGAGAGAGAGATCACCGGCAAGGATGGCGGGGCAATAGAAATTAAGGCATGGGAAATACTACCTGTTGCAAGCAGCCAAACCCAAAACAAAGATAGCTGAGAAGCTACTACCCTTCCTCACAACAGACAAACGATTAAAGGTGGCCATTGGTGGCCGGGGCGCAAGCAAGTCAATTGCCTTCGGTGATGCGTTTCTGCGCTACTGTGACATGGGCGAGAGATTGTGTTGCGCTAGAGAACACCAAAACACTATCGAGGATTCTGTTCACGCGCTTTTGAGAGGGCGAATATCTGATCTACATATTGATTACAGGTATGAGGTACAAGGTACTAAGATTAATTCTAAGCATTCGAGAGGGGAAATATTTTATCGAGGCTTGGCAAGGAATATCGAAGGATTCAAGTCGGCTTTTGGTATTAACAAACTCTGGATTGAAGAGGGACAGAAACTCTCACAAGACACCATTGAGACTGTACTACCGACTATCAGAGAAGGTGGTTCAGAGATATGGATCTCAGCCAATAGGGGCGCGTCTAAGGACGCCTTTTCTCAGTTAATACTCAAGCCCTATGAGAAGGAAGTAGAGCGTCACGGCTTCTACGAAGACGACGATATTTTAATAGTTGAAATTAACTATTGGGACAACCCGTTCTTTCCTGACGTGTTAGAGCAGCAGAGGCAAATGGATAAGAAAACCATGAGCCCGGCTAGGTATGAGCATGTCTGGGAAGGGACGTACTCAGATACAGTTGAAAACGCCATTATAGAACCTGAGTGGTTTGATGCCTGTATTGATGCACATAAAGTCTTAGGGTTTAAGCCAGAAGGGATCGAGGTGGTTGCACATGATCCTTTCGACGGTGGGGATGATTCTGCAGCACTTGCACATAGACACGGATCAGTAATAACTCACATAACCGAGAAGACCACAGGCAGAGTGAATGATGCTTGCGACTGGGCTTTAAACTACTGCCATGATGTTAAACCTGATGCGTTTATCTGGGATGCGGGTGGAATTGGTGCGGGGTTAAAAAGACAGATTGATGATTCTTTAGGCCCGAAGAATATTCAAGTCAAGATGTTTGAAGGCCAGGCAAGAGTAGACCAGCCTGACACGACGTATCAGCCCACACAAGGGATGATAATGAAAGCCAAGTCTAACAGAGAGGCTTTCTATAACCTTCGCGCTCAGAGGTACTGGGGCGTTAGGGACAGGATATTTAATACTTATCTTGCGGTTAAAGATAAGAAGTTTACAGACCCTTCAGAATTAATTTCCTTTTCGAGCGATATGGATCTCTTACCTACTTTGAGGTCTGAGTTGTGTCGTATTCCCAGAAAAGAGAACGGTCAGGGCAAGATTCAAATAATGCGTAAGGATGAGATGAAAAAGGAAGGGATAGACTCTCCAAATATTGGTGACTGCGTAATGATGGCTTTTGATATAACAGGCGTGAGTGTGACTACAGTGGAAATGCCGCCGAGTACTGGGTGGACTCATGTATAACCACTCAAGCCACAGTGAATGTATTAAAGGTCTAGAGGCTTCCCAAGAGACTGAGCACGACAATAGAGAGCGCGCTAGAGAGGCTAAGCTATTCGTTACCAAACGAAACGGTATGTGGGATCAGCGGTGGCAGCAGTCTACCGATGACAAGCCTAGATTAAGCATTGACAAAATTACCCCAATTATTAACGACATTTGGGGCGAGCTATCCCAAGCAGATTTTGCCATACAAGTAGACCCTGCAGGCGGGCAGTCTACTGAAGACGATGCCAAGAATATGGCTGGCCTTATTAGGAATATTGAGAATATTTCCGATGCTGGTACGAAAGTGTATGACATGGCTGCCAAGAGCGCTATTAAAGCGGGCATTGGTGGGTGGCGAGTAGTCCAGAAGTACGTAGATTCCGACTCATTCGATCAGGATCTAGTTATCGAGTGGTTGAGTAACTTCGAAGATAGAGTCTGGTTTGGTGATGAGTCTGAGCAGCCCGACGCTTCGGATGCCAAACGCTGTTGGGTTATGCACGCCTTCACGCCTGAAGACTATGAGGCTAACTGGCCCAAGGGTAAGGGAAACTCATTAGGCGCTGACAAGACTGCTAATGCTTACTTCCATAGAGCAGAGGTTATTGTAGTTGGGGAATATTATTACATTCAGGAAGAGCAAAGGACGTTAGTTTTATTCTCTAATGGTGCAGTACATGAGGATAACGAAGATCTTCAGAAAGTCACAGATGAATTAGCACAGTTGAATGTTACTGAAGTCTCTCGAAGGACACGTAAAAAGAACTGTGTTTATGTCAGAAAGTTCGACGGTGATGATTGGCTAGAAGAGCCTAAGAAGACAGTCTTTACTCACATTCCCGTAGTTCCTGAGTATGCCAATTTTGACGTAGTAGACGGTAAGTTGGTCTGGTACGGCGAAGTTGAGAAGAAAATGGACTCTAACCGTATTTACAACTACGGTGCGTCCAGAATGGCTGAGGACGTTGCACTGCAGCCTAGAGATAAATACATGGTCACGCCTACTCAGGTTAGAGGCCATGAGCAAACCTTCGCGTCTATGAACACAAACTTAGATGCGTATCAGATGTACAACCCAGACCCAGACGCACCGGGACCGCCTCAGAAGACACCCGCTTCCATTGTTAACCCTGGCATTAAAGACGTGATGTTAATGGCTAACAATGACATTACGCAAAGCGCAGGGTTGTTTGAGGCAAGTATGGGGAATAACCCTAATGACCAGTCTGGGGTGGCTATTAAAGCTCTTCAGAACAAAGGGGACACTGGAACACTTGCGTATACACGGGCACACGAAATAGCCATCTGTCAGACATTTAGAATTCTAGCAGGTGCAATACCTAATGTTTACAAGGGCGAGCGCCAACAGAGAATTTTAAACGAGGACGGCACTACAGAAGTAGTTACGTTAAACCAAGAGATCATTGACCAACAGACCGGCGAGAGAGTGACGTTAAACGATCTGTCGAAGGGTATTTATAAAATTACCTGTAAAGCTGGCCCTGCTCGATCGTGACTGGGAAAC